TTAACCTTCAATATCAATACTGAGTCCGGATTTGAGCTCCACTGTGAAGTGGTATTCCCAGACGGTTATCTGTTTGAGCCAGCGTTTAACCAAGGTTTCATCAAATTCAGCAAGGTCGGTACGCTGCTGCTTAATGAAGTCCTGCAAGGCATTGATTCTTTCTATCTGTGCATCTCTGGCGGCGGTATCGACGGTGTTTTGCCGGCGTTTTTCACGGAGCTTGAAAATCTGGTCTGCAATCTCATCATAGGCTTCCTTGTTGTTAGCCTTTTCGAGAAGCTCTTTCTGGAGTTCCATCAGTTGCTCGTCAATGCCATCAGTGTTATTCTTCTGAGCTTCTCTGATAACTTTAGCAATGTTCTGCTGCAACTGTGCCTGATAGGTAGATTTGTCGCCAAGGAGCGTGTTTATTACCAGAACTACCACATTTTCTAATACCGTTTCATTGACGGTTCTTGCATGGCATTCCTGACCGGTAGGTTCCAGCCTGCTAAGGCAGCGCCAGACGATGGATTTGCAGCCACGGTTGTTCCAGTGGATTCTGCGGAACATTTCACCACACTCACCGCAAATAACAATCTGAGCGAAGCAGTGGTTGCAGCTGTAACTGCGCTTTTTGCCGTTGGCGCTGGTCTTGACCACTCGTCTGCGTACCAGTTCTTCCTGTACCCGCAAGAAGATGTCCTTCGGAATAATCGCCTCGTGATTATTCTCAACATAATATTGCGGAACAATGCCGTTGTTCTTGACTCTGGTTTTATTCAAGAAATCTGTGGTGTAGGTCTTTTGTAAAAGTGCATCACCAATGTATTTCTCGTTACGGAGAATCTTGTTGATGGTGCTCGTCCACCATTTCTTTTTCCCGGCACCTGTCAGAATACCGTCCTTCTCAAGCCCTTTTGCAATTTTGTCCATAGAACTGCCCTCAAGGTATTCTCTGTAAATACGCTTTACCACCTCAGCCTGCTCCGGATCAATCACAAGGTTACCTTCCCTATCCTTTGTATATTCCAGAAAGTGATTGTGGTTTACCTGCACCTGACCATTCTGATAGCGAAACTGCAAGCCCATTTTCACATTCTGACTAAGTGATTGCGACTCCTGCTGAGCAAGTGACGCCATAATTGTAAGCAAAACCTCTCCCTTTGCGTCCATTGTATTGATGGATTCCTTTTCAAAGAATACCGGTATGTTTTTATTCTTAAGCATTCGTATATACTTTAAGCAATCAAGAGTATTTCTTGCAAAACGGCTGATTGATTTGGTGATTATCATATCAATTTCACCCGCCTTGCAGGCCTCAATCATACGATTAAATTCTTCTCTCTTTTTAGTGTTGGTACCTGAAATACCGTCATCTGCATAAATGCCGGCAAACTCCCATTCAGGATTTTTCTTGATATACTCGGTATAGTGCTCAACCTGAGTTTCATAGCTTGATGCCTGTTCATCGCTGTCAGTACTGACTCGACAATAAGCGGCAACTCTAAGCTTTGGTTTATCCTCCTGCTGTCGTGAGGTATTTCCAACCTGTCGTTTTGCAGGAATAATCATAACATTTCCCATCAAATGTCCCCACTTTCTATCAGACTATATATGTACTCTGCCTGTCTGATTGGATTATCAAAATTTTCAGTTATGCTGCCAAGCCTAAATGCTATTGGCGGCTTTTTTATTTTTTCAGGCTTGTAGCGATTGTTTCTACCTAACCTTGAGGAGCGTTCACTCAATTCCATTTTGGCAGCATTAAAAATTTCATTGTCTATTATTTGCGGGTAGAAGTAATCGCCAAGGTAGTGCTTGTTTTGCAGCATATTCTTCACTCCACAATGACGCAGGTCAAGTCCTGCCCTCTTTGCCGCATTGACAAGAGAAAGTCCGCTAAGGTAATTCAAATAGACATTGCGAACCTGTTCGGCAGTGCCTTCGTCAACAACAGCCTTTCCGTCAACGATTATATATCCAAATGGCGTGTTCCCCATTAAATCATCTCCTCAAATGTAAGGCCACATCTCAGAACAAATCCTATTTTTTGTCGTGAATAAATCAAAATATGGTCAACAAATAGCTCAAATAAACTCTCATTAAAATCCGTCAGCATTTCACCGCGTTTGCAGTAATTTATCAGGCGCTCGGTTTCATAAACCTTTGTAGTATCACCCGCCACCGTATTATTCAGCGCCTCGATTTCACTTCTAAAATCACGAGCCTGTAAAAGTAATTCGTTGCATTCCTGCGTGTAAAGTATTTGGTCAATATAGCCTTGCGCCATCAGTTTATGCAATGTACTGCGCTGCTCGGCATTCTGGTCAAGCTGGTTTTCAAGATATTGAATACGGAGCAAAGCTTCATCAGCCGTATTGCTTTGCATTGCTGCAAGATATGGCTTGAGAAGCAGTCTGTAACTGAAAATCAGCTTATTAAGCATAGTTACAAACGCAAGCTTTAACGCATCATCTCTTACAAACAGCATTGAGCACCTGTTAGTATCAGACAGGTGAGTATTGCACACCCACGCAACATAGCTATTGTACTTGCCCTTATGAATTCTTCTGCGAAAGGTATTTCCGCACTCACCACAAATAAGCTTTTCGGAAAAAGCATATCTCTGCTGATATTTATCACTACCGCTTTCTATTCTTCTTTCTGTTGCCCTTTGTTTAATAAGTGCAGCGGTAGCATTAAAATCCTCGTGACTGATAATTGCCTCATGATGATTTTGTATTAAGTACCTGTTAAGCTCTCCGTTATTTGTATGACGATTAAAATTACTGTCGGCATAGGTTTTCTGAAAAATACAATCACCTGTATATTTTTCATTCGTAAGAATATTGTGCACACTTGTCGATGTCCACCTTCCGCCCTTTTGCGTTGGCACCTGTTCAGCGTTCAACTCCTTAGCAATTGAGTACATTCCTTTACCTGAAAGCAGTTCTCTGAATATTCGCTTTACAATATCTGCCTGTTCAGAAACAACTTGCAGTCCACCTGATTCAAGCTTATAACCATAAGGTGCACTACTTAATCTGTAAGTTCCGTTTTCAAAACGCTTTTTAATTGACCATCTGTTGTTTGATGAAATAGAAGCGGATTCACCCTCAGCCATTGTGCTGAGAACTGACAGAAAGAGCTCGCTTTCCATAGAGCCGGTATTTATATTTTCCTTTTCAAAATATACCGGAATATTCAGGTTGAGAAGTGTTCTCACAATTTCCAGACAATCCATAGTGTTTCTTGAAAACCGGCTGATTGACTTTGTAATTACAAAATCAATTTTCTTTGCCTTGCAATCAGCTAAAAGCCGCATAAGTTCCGGCCTTTTACTTGCCTTTGTGCCTGTTATGCCCCCATCGTAGTACACACCCGCAAAGCACCAATCATCTCGTGAATTGATGTAGTTTTCATAATGGCTCTTTTGTGCTTCCAAGCTTTCAAGTTGTGCATCAGTCGCCGTTGAAACTCGGCAGTAAGCTGCAACACGCAGTTTATTCTCGGCATTTTTTGCAGGTTGAATTTTGTCAATTTTCGTAACCTTTTTCATGATAACTCACCTCCCATTTCACTTGTATATACATCACTCTAAATGTCACAATTGTCAAGTTGTTTTTGGCATAATCTCGGCTAAAAACGGAGAGAATGTGTCACGATTTTTCTTTGTTAATTTGTTGAATTCTTCCAACGAGATAAGTCCTTTTTCAAGCATATCCTCAGCTACCCTCTGCGCCATAAAATAGTTATAGTCCTGTAAAAGCTCCACCTCTGTCAACGACTTTGCAGACATTTTTAAATGTGACTCAACATCTGTTGTCTGTAATACTGTTCTCATTTCATTTTGCATAATATTACCTCCGGTTTTTTGTTATTCACTTTCCACTGGAGATAAACAGAGGTTTTGAACGAAAAAAATCCCCATCAAGGAGAAAAAACACCTTGATGGGGATTTGGCTTTGTTAGAATACTGTTCTATTGTCTGTTAAGATAAAATCTCGTTTACTCTTTTCTGAACGGTGTTGTAGTTATAGCCGGCTTTGGTGAGGCGGTTTTTGCGGTCGGCGCCGTTGCCCCATTTACCCTGAATTACTTCTCTTGCAATGGTATCAACTGACTTTTTGCCCGATGACTTTGGCGTGTACACACTCTTTCCGCTTTCATCAAAAACAGAGTAACCGCTGTTTTTGTTGGCACATTTCTTTGCATTTGAAAGGTCATAGAAAGCACCCTTCTGCGACTTTGCGTCCTTCCAACTTTTGCGTACACGATAGAGAGTTTTCTTTGATGTCACAGGTTTTGAACTGTCTAAGCCAAGCTGAGCGTTCACCTCCTTTGCAATCTGTCCGTGAAGATTGTAGAGATAATCGCCCGGACAGGACTTGTTCGCATAATCCCTGTGAACCGTCATATTGCAGCCGTTAAGGTGATTCATTCTCTCTGACTTGTTTGTTGACCACACAAGCCTTTTGATGCCGTTTCTCTTGCAGATGTCAACAAGCAGTTTAATCAAAGACTTGTACGCAGCATCATTTACTCTGTATGGGTGGTAGGTATCTGAGGCAACCTCAATGGTAATCGCCCTGTTGTCATTTGACGCAGATGAGGTGCACCAGCTGCGATCCTTTTCCTCAACATACATTCCGATTCTGCCGTCATAGCCGATACCGTAGTTTGAGCTTGCCTCCTTGTCCCTTGATGCAAAGATTGAGCCGAGAGTTTCAACAGAGCACTGCCCGACTACGCAGTGAATTGAAACTGTATCAATCTTGTGATTGCGATTGATGTTTCTGTTTGGTGAGATTTTTGTGTAACTTACTAATTTGCTATTTGTGTATGACATTTAGTCGTCCTCCTTTTCACTTCTGTGGTGTAATTGTGCAAGCACATTTTTAATCTTTTCAGGAATGGGAAGTCCCAGATGTGCTCCGTTTTCAAGCAGTGACAAGCCCTCATTTGAGAGATAGAAAAAAATCACTGCCGTTCTCAGCACACTGCCCGTGCCGATAATGTACACATCAAGGAGATTCGCCACTCCCACAAGCAGAAAGATAATCACCTTCCTGCAAATGCCTTTAAAACCAATCTTGCTCGAAAGCTCTCTGTCGGCAAAGGCACACATCATTCCTGTAATGTAGTCGATAACTACAAATGCAATGAGTGCATACAGAAAGCCGTCTGCACCTCCGAGAAACCACCCGAGTGTTCCTCCAAGTGCGATGAATGCAGTCTGAATGCTGTTCCAAATCTGTTTCATAAATACCTCCTGTGTCTATTTTTTAACCCACTTGCTCCAGCTTGAATTCACCTTTGAACGGATATACACATCAAACGGACTGTCCCTTGCCGTATATCTCTGTGTCACAAGATTTGTACTGCAAGAAAATACTTCAAGCATACCGAATACAAGTGCCGGATAGTTCATATTCTCCTGCGGTACTCTTCGTCTGAAATAAATACCCTGCGTTGTAAGACTGTTAAGGCTGACATCGTCCTCAACAGAGGTCTGTATAATGCCCATAACAGGAAAGCCGTTCATATGTATTTCACCCGTCACATCAAGTGCGGATTGTGGGTTTGGATTGTTAATGCCTACCTTCTGCTTGCGTAATGCAACAAGCGGAGTGCCTTGCGGGATGGTAAAGTACAGGTCCGTAACAACAGACTTTTCCATCACATCCCGAATTTCAATATGAAAGCTGTATGACATATTCACATCAAGCTTCATAAGTTGAAGATTTGAGTATGAATAGCTTGTTCCGTTCATTTTCAGCTCATCTAAAATGTTAACAAAATTTCCGTAGTTTGCATCACTTGTCCTCTTGTATTGGTAGCGAAAGGATAAAAGACGGTTGCGGTTTTCTCCGTCAATCGTAAGCGGGGAATATGAGCCGTTGAAGACAAGCTGAATTTCCGACTCAATCTCGTTTGTCCGTCTTAGCGTAATCGTACTGAGATTCGGACTGCTGTACGGAATAACGGTAATCGTCTTTTTAATGCTCGTTGTGTAACCTCTTGAGTCCGTAACCGTGACCATAACCACCACATCACCGCTTTTTGCAACAGTGCCGAGGTTCAGCTCCTTTGCCGTAGTGCTTGACTTGCTCACACCGTTACAGCTTACTGTGTAGCCTGTAATCTTCGATTCATTTCTCGGCTTTGCCGTAAGCGGAGTAACCTTGAGATTTGAATAGTTCTGAATAAACAGCTTTGAGTTGCCCGTAACGGCAGTGGTCTTTAAATTGGTGTCAAGATAGATAAACCCGTTAATTACAGGCCTTGAGCTGTGCGATGTGGTGGTAATCTGACAATTCCTTTCAGAAATGCCTACATAGGTTGAACCCTTGTATGTGGTGACCGTTAGCTTTGCCGTAACGCTCTTGTCTTCATACATAGCCTTTAAAATGCCCGTTCTGCTGTCCGTAGGAATGGTAATAATCCTGTTTGCTGTCCCCTTGTTCCACGCAAGTCCCGATATGCCAGTTATCGGAATACCTCGTATGGTAATCGTAATGCTGTGTTTAAGACCTGCGTCATTTACCGTTGTGTTCACTGATACGGTCGGATTTTCCGTATCTATGTAAATCGTGTCAATTCTATTGACAACCGTTGTCTTTGCCATATTGCCTCCTAATCAAGAATTACAATGTTGAGTCCCTGTGAACTGTTTGACATCGGAATCAGCTTTGTTCTGCCGATTGTAAGCTCACCGTCAACTGTGGTTTTCTTCGTCTGAGTTTCGTCCTTGTTTAGGGTGAATATCTTTTCACCGTTGTAGTAGCCGGAAAATTCAGTGTTTGTAATTACTGTTTTCTGCGAGGACTTGCTGTTTGAAACCTCAATGCCTTTGCGGTCAATCTTCACCTCATTTGTGTATATCTCGTTCGGTGCAGGCGACCAGTGTTGGATAATACTTCCGTCAGTAAGCATAAGGTCACTTACCGTAAGAGAGGTGTCACGGCTGTAAATGAATACCGTGATTTCACCGTCCGAAACATCGGGGAGTACAACGGAAAAATCTGTCCAATCAAAGCTGTCCTTTGTGTCAAAAAGATATTCTCTTTTAACTCCGTTGTACTGAACATACATATATGCACTAAGCTGTGGATAGCTTTTCTTTGCTCTGAGTGACAGCACAAAGGATCTGTTGGCAACCGAGTTATACACACTTTGCGACAAGGTGCTTTCCTCACCGAGTACAAAGGCAGAACCCGAAGAGGTGTGACTGATTACATCTGTATCGGAAAGTACAGTGACAAATCCCGAATACTCCCAATCATCCGAAAGTCCGTTGAGAGCCGATGAGTTTAAAAGATAGTTCTTTCCGCCCGTGGACTGCTCGTTGATTTTAAAGGAAATGTCCTCTGCGGTCTGCTCAAGTGTTGATGTTCTTTCGGTAATTGCGGAAATATTCTCACTTAGCTTTTCAGTATCCTCCGTTTTTGTGTAGGCACTGAGGTGAACCTCACCGCTTTCCAAATCCCACCATGAAGAATTATCAGCCGAACTGATTACTCCCGCCTTGATGATATTTGCCATAAGCGTTCCGCTTGTAATAAAGTCAGCCACGATTTTTCCGTCAGCAGTAATCGCAGTTTCGTACGGGCCGTTGTATCCACTCTTTGAAAAACCTAAGCCACCGACATTCCACCGCCACACATTCCTTGCATCATACAGATTTTCGTTGTCAAGAATCAAAAGTTCATATGGCTTGCCTGTAACAGAATCCGTGTGCATAACAACAAAGCCACCTTGCTGACCTGAAATCAGCGAAGTGGCATTTTTAATAGCAGTATTCATAAGTAACGGAAAGCTGTCGGTTTCCTTTTTGATTTCATCGGTTGTACTTTTGATTTCTGCAACCGTATTCACAAAGTTTGATTTTGCAGTTCCGAGTGTGATTGATGAATATTTCTCGGCCAGTGCGTCATATACGGTTTCAATAACCTTCGTCTTTACCTCAATATTCATATCTGCGTGTCTGACGGTCACTGTGTCGCAGAGGTTCACCTTTTCGAGGAACTGCGAATATTCGGGCTGTTGCCATAGCGGTTCAAACGACACCTTCACCGTGGGAGTTTCGTCACCGAACGGATTCTGTTTGATGTATGACTTAGCCTTTGCTCGAAGTGTGTCCTCGGTAACGGTTTCTCCGTCCTTAAAGAAGGACGAAAAATCCTTGATGAGTGTTTTCTCCCTTGCATATGTTTCCACAATAGGAATTGTGATTTCCGACAGAGTAACCACACTTTCGGTATCTCCGTTTTTAATTACGGCATAGGGAAAAAGGTGAGAATATACAGATGAGAAGTCATTGTCCTGCTCCACATCAGTCAGGTTCTTGCCGTATTCAATTACCACACCGTTATCCTTACCACGCTTTGAGTGAAGAATGACATCGAACATATCCCATTCATACTCACCGCCCCATACATCAAGTACAGAACCCTCCGTACCGCCAAGACAGGCTCTGATACTCATAGGTTTACTGACTGAAAATGCCCTCGGTGCTGAAAGGTCTGTCCTGCATTTAAAGCCGTGCTTTGATGAAGTATTCGCAAAAATTCTTTCAAGTGCAAGCTGTGGCGAAACCGATTTGCTCTCAAAGCATAGCACACCAATGCCCGACAAATCATATGACATATGCTGTGCATACACTGTGATGATGCCGTTCATCGGTGTTGTAATTCTGTATATACGAAACGGCTGTGACCTTGATGTGTCATTCGGCTTAACGAGTATAACCCTGTCGTTTTTAATCTCATCAAACAATGCACCGTGCAGAGGATATTTCATCACACATTCAAACGCACCGTTTCGCTCCTCTGTAACTTCGCAAAAGGTGCAGTCCGACAGCATACCGATTCCGTAGGTGTCAAACTCGGTTTCATCTGCTCTGTATAAAATCGGCATCATAACGAACACCACCTTGGAAATACTGAACCGTCTGTTATGCCACCGCCGAGAATAAACCTGTTTTCACCCCTTACAAGCAAAGGAAAACCCGTGCCTGTAACCGTATCATTTTTCAGCGTGTTGTCCTTGTAAAAGCACATTTTTTCGCTGTCAATCTCAATGAACTCGTCAATATTGCTGAATGTCCATTCGTGTCTGCCGTTTTCGTTATCAATGGTAAGCGTACCCGTACCGTTGCCGTTAAGATGAATAAGTGGTCTGCTCTCAAAGCTGTACGGATTCACAAGTACGGTTTCACCCTTTGACGGCAAGGTCACTCTGTAAATATCCTCGCTGACCTTCTCGAGAGAATACCATGCGGTTTCGTCACCGAGAAATGTGTAGAGGGCAAACCTTGCATTCTCCTTCTTCCAGTTTTCGTTCACCTTAAGATATATTCTGCTCTTGTCAGCATCTGAATAGTAGTCCCAGTAGCCGTCTGTCCACGAATTTGTATTCAGTACAAACATATTCTTACCACTCGGCACAACAAGGTCTGCCGTCTGATTCCAACGGTTGCTCCAGTCGTTTTCCGGCTTTGAACCGTCCATTCTGCAAAAAATCATATACGGAAAATTCAGCACCACATCAATGCTGTGCGGTAACTCACCGTCAATGTCATATCTAAACGGCTTGCAGTTAAAACTTACGGTAAACACACCGATTTTGTTGAGCTCATCTTCAATATCAAGCGATGAGTTAAAAAGAGCATATCTGAAAAACCTTTTGTCGTAGCTGTCCTTTAGTATGTGATACCTGTCGGGCTGTGCATACAGCCAAGCCTTGATTTTTGTAATGCTGTCTGCAAGCTGTTGACTGTTTTTTGCAGACAGATATACAGAATAACTCACCTGTGTATTTTCATATCTGCGATTCGGTACAATCAAATCACCATTGCGACCGGGGATTGATACAAAGGAAGAGTCATACTTTGGCGAGGAGTACACATTCTTTCTCTGTATATGAAGACCCATATCAGATGACCTGATGCCGTTGTATTCAAAATAGTTCACGCAAATACCAGTCCTTTCCTTTTGGCAAACTGACCTGCAGTTTCCATAATTTCATTTGTAAGCTGAGAAATATCGTCATTTGAGTAGTTGTTGAAATTTGCAATATTAAGAACAAGCGAAAGTCCGCCGACACCGCTGTTTAAGCCTTGTGTGTTGACGGAGTTTTTTACATTTCCGTCAATGCTGAAATCAGTCGGCAAAGCAGTTTTCATATCGTCAGCAAGTGAGTTCATAACACTTGAAACATCACTGCTCATACCCTCGGCGGCACGAACAGCCATATCACCGTTCTTGTCAATAGAGCCGGCAAGACCCTTGACGAGCATTTCGCCAACCCATGCCATTTCCTTTGACGGTGAGTGAATACCGAAAAAATCGCAGATGCCGTCCCAGATACCCGAAATCCAACCGCTGACTGAATCCCAGAGCCACGATGCAAGACCGCAGATACCGTCCCACAAGCCTTTTACAATGTTACCGCCAATTTCAACAATCTTGTACATAAGTGAACCAAAGGCCTTTACAATGCCTTCAATAATCTTAGGTACTGCCTTTACAATTTCCTTAATGATAGTCGGCAGATTCTTAACAAGCGAAATCAACAAATCAATACCCGCCTGAATTATTGCCGGAATATTGTCAATAAGAGCATTAACAATGCCTGAAATGATGTCAGGTATTGCATTCACGATTGTGACGATAATGGTGGGCAGAGCCTTGACAAGTGAAATGAGCAAGTCTATACCTGCCTGAATAATCTGCGGAATTGAATTTATTACCGCATTTATAATCCCGTTGATAATCTGCGGAATAGCCTTAACTATTGCTGTGATAATGTCGGGTAAGGCACTAACAAGAGAGGTCAGCAGCTTAATGCCCGTCTGTATGATTTGCGGTATTGAATTTAAAAGAAATGTAACTATGCCCATAATAATCTGAGGCAGTTTAGATATGAGGTCGGGAAGTGCATCAAGAATACCCTGTGCAAGTGCTGACACAAGTTCAAGTCCTACGTCGAGAATTGACGGCAAGCTGTCTAAAAGTCCCTGTACAATCGTCATAACCGCATTGACCGTAGTAGGAATTAGTGTAGGCAGTGCATCTGCAAGGCCCTGTACGAGAGTTGCTACGAGCAAGGTTGCCGACTCAATCAGCAAGGGCAGATTTTCAACAATTGCATTTGTAATTGTTAATAAGGCTGACACCGCAACGGGAATCAGCTGTGGCAAAAGCTGAAGCAATCCCTCAAGCACCTGTGCAAACAATTCTGCAAGAGTTTCAAGAACCGTTGGGAGCATTTCACCTGCCGATTCAAGCAGTGTGGTAATGACTGTCGGCAAGGCTGAGATGAGATTTTCCACAATAGGCGAGATGTTTTCAAGCACGGTCTGAAATGCCGTTACAACATTTTCACACAACTCACCGAGGTCAGCGTTTGCATCGCCAAATCCTACCACAAGGTTTGTGACCGAGGATTTCAACGCATTAACCGAACCCGAAATTGTACCCTCCGCCTCTTTTGCAGTAGTGCCGGCAATATCCATACTCTCCTGCATAACATGGATTGCATCGACCACATCGGCATATGACGAAATATCGTACTTAATGCCCGATATTTTCTCTGCGTTAGAGAGAAGTCTTTGCATTTCCTCTTTAGTACCGCCGTAGCCGAGTTTAAGGTTATCAAGCATGGTGTAATTCTGCTTGGCAAAGCCCTGATACGCATTCTGAATGAGCGACATATCCGTACCCATCTTGTTTGCATTATCTGCCATATCCGTGATTGCCATATCGGCATACTTTACCGACTTGTCCGTATCACCGCCAAGCGACTGAATGAGGCTTGCGGAAAAGCCTGTAACGGTTTCCATATAGTCATTTGCAGAAAGGCCTGCCGTTTTATAGGCATTAGAAGCGTAGCTTTGCAGTTTCTGCGATGAGCCCTTGAAAAGTGTATCAACACCGCCGACAAGCTGTTCATAGTCGGCATAGGAATTAACTACCTCCTTGCCTAGCTTTACGGCTGTTGCGGCCGCCACAGTAACAACCGCACCCATCGCAACGCCCACACCCTTGAGTACCGAACCAAGCTTTGAAAATCTCTCCTTCGACTTATCCGCCTTTTCGCCCGCATCCTTGATTTCATCACCCATATCATCGGCACTTTCGGCAGTATCATCAAGCCGACCATCAACCTTTTCAAGAGATTTTTCTGTCCCCTCAATATCCGTCTTTGCCTGTTCAAGTGCAGAATTATTACTGTTCAGTTCACGCTCCATACCGTTGAGTGATGCCTCGGCATTGTTAAGCTGAATTTGCCAGCTTTGTGTTCTCCTGTCAGTTTCACCAAATGACTCTGATGCATTTGCAAGTGCCTGCCTGAGAGTTTCAATCTTCTGCTTTTGTGCGTCAATCTCCTTATTAAGAACCGTATTTCTTGCCGACAAAGCCTGAACGGAATTGTCATTCTTATCAAACTGCGAGGACACAAGCTTCAGCTCAGAGCCGAGAACCTTGAAATTCTGATTGATTTCAGCAAGCGCTTTCTTAAATTCCTTTTCGCCCTCAATGCCAAGCTTAAGTCCAAAACTATCCGCCATATTCTCACCTCCTCAAGGCATAAAATCAAATTCCTAACGGTATAACATCATCAATCGTCAAATTTCTTTTCGGGTTTGTGATTCCGTTATACTGCTTATGGCACTCCCACAAATCAAGCAAAAGTCCGAACGGCATGAGCCACACTTCTTCCTGCGAAAGATTTAGGTGAGCAAGTCCGTAATAAAGAAGTCGGGTGAACAGCTCAGCGTCTGTTACCCGACTTTCGTGTTTTTTGAGGTTTGCTCACTTTCAATGTTTCGCTTTGTGCCTTTCTGCATTGAGTCCATAATTGCATTCTTGTATTCAGCAAGGTCAAACGGAGAGGTCAAAAGCTCAACCTCCTCTTCGGTAAGCAACGGCTTTTTGCTGTCCCGATTTTTCAGATTGTAAATCATAACGCTCTGGTTTGCAAGCAGAGTGATAAGCCAGATGATTTCATCAAGTGCCATTTCAAAGTTCTCACTTTTCATCAGCCTGTCACCGAGGTTTTCAAGTCCACCGTATCTTTTGGCAATTTCCTTTGTTGCCCTTGTTGTGAGAATAAGCTCATATTCGTTTTCCCCGATTTTAATAATACTTCCTCTGTCAGTCATAACGCACCTCCGTATTTATTCAGCATAGGTCGGCTCATACACCTGAGTGTACCAACCGCTGATTGTGTCGATTGCAACACCTGTATCGTCCTCTGAAATTTCAGCTTTCCATGGGTGCTTGCCGAGCTTGTCAGCCTTGTTTCTGCGGATAACCGTACCCTCGATTGACGGAGTGGAAAACTCGATGCTTTCGCCCTTTGTGGTAAGGTTTGTTGCAGGAATGCCAAACTTCACTCTGTAAAGCCAGAAGTAACGATACTTGCCGTTCGCTTTCTTTGCACGAAAACCGATTGCAACGGGCGGTGCTCCGTCCTCAGATGCGGAAACCAACACCTTGTTTTTGTCGATTGTCGCACCGGTCAAATCCTCTGCAACGGCTGTTCCGATGTTGTCAATACCGAGTGTGAGCGTACCGCTCTGAAATTCCTTTACAACCTCAGATGCACCGTCATCGGCATAAAGTGTCGCTTCGGCAAGCTCTACCGAAAGTTCCGCACTCATCGCCTTTGCAAGCGGAACAGGTGTATCGTAGGTTTCGTTTCCGTCAGAGTCCTCCGTGATTTTTGCGTAGTACAACTTATCAAGTCCGATTGTTGCCATTAAAATTCCTCCTCCAATTTGTAAGTTTTTGCCGTATCTATGGCATAGTGGTGATAGCCCGTGTCGCTCTCATAACCGATATACAGTCTGTCGGTAATTGAAATATCACTCTGAAAAAGAGCGGTCACAAGCTTGTATTTAAGTGCAGAGTAATTATCCTTTGAAAATATAGAAATTCTCACTTCCTGTCTGTCAAAGGTCGGCATATTGTCGCAGTGCATATCAAAGCCGTCCGAAAGCGGAGTGAGAACAATGTATTCGTCAGGTACTTTGTCTGAAAAAGCACCTGTTTCAACCTTGATGTTCAATCCCTCTGCAATACTCTTGATTTCAGCAAGCAAACTCATATGCTCTTTACCTCCTCATCAAGCGTGTTAATCATAACCGTCATACATTCCTTGCGTGACGCTGATTTTGCAGGCTTCATAAACGGTTTTGGTGGCTGACCGCTTTTGCCGTATTCAATTACACTCGCAATTTTTGCATTGCTCTCGCCATTTGTTCTCGGCTCTGAAAAGCCTATTTTGATATTCAGATTGCCGTTCTTGTCCGACAAAACAGGTGACACACCAAGTGAGCGTTCGAGCTCACCCGTTGAGCGTGACTGCGTTTTTGTGTCCTTACCGATGACATTTCTGAGATTTGTTCTCACCTTTTTAAGAACAACCTCAGCACCGGCATTGAGTACCCTTCCGCACACATCATCGGTTTTGTTCCCAAGTCTTGAAATTTTGAGTAAAAACTCCTCCGGCATTTTCATTGTGCATCTAGCCACTTGCGTCAACCTCCTTTGCAAGAATTTCAAGATACATTCCTCTGCCTTTTACATTTTCAACAGAGGTGATTTCAAACCGCTTTCCGTCACAAAGGATGAGCATATCGGTTGTAACCTCAATGTGCGGAATACGCCTTAGGCGAAACAAGTCAGTTGCAACGGAAAATGTCGCCATATTTGCCCACCGTTCACTGCCGTGTCTGCCCTCACGATATGCTCTCACTCTTGCAACCGCTTTCAGTCTTTTCTTCTTAAAGCCCTCATCATCGGTTTCAATCACCTTTTTCATAATTTCAACAGGTGTGTTCATGTTTCCAAAACTCATAGCTACACCTTCCAGTTCCTGTCAAGCCTTAAAAGCATATTGACCGTGTTCCACACTTGCGCCGATGCGTTTGTGCTGTCAGCAAAGAATCCGCCCGTTGAGCCATCTCTGCTTTCGTAGAAATGGCTCGCAAGCATAATAACTGCCTGCTCGGTAGTTGCAGGCATTGCGTGTGTGGAGTAGTAACCCTCATCAATGTGTTGATAGCTTTCGGCATAAGAAACCGATGCAGTGATGTACTGCTCAAGAAGTGCATCGTCCTCAGAATGTTCAAGTATGAGATTTTGCTTTACTTTTTCAAGCAGTTCATTCACTAATTTCATCACCTCAAGATTTTTTCATCTGTAAGAGTTTGATACCCTCTGTGAGAATTACCTTACCGTCAACTCTCTCAGTAGATACATAACCAATCTGACCATTAGTAGCATACAATTCATTAAGTCGCTGTACCGTTCTTGAACCTCTGTCGCCAATCCAGTAATTTGAAAAATCGCCAAAGGCAATAGGGAGTGAATTTGTTGTTGCAACAGGTGCATACGGTGTTGTGTAAAGGTCATAGACAAGAAGCTTATCTGGCTGACCAGCCTGTACTGACGGTTGCCAGAGATACGCACCGTTGTTATCCTTGAGTTTTCTGAGAATTGCAACGGTAGAGCCATTCATAAGAAACTTTGCATTTCTTCTGTACGGTGATTTGAGTGAATACACAAGGCTGATAACTTCATCAGCAGTAATTGCAGTTGCACCAGCAGCCGTAACACCAACTTCACCACCTTTGGCCGTAAAAATACCTGTTGGCTGATTTGTACCTGTGCCAACGCAGAATGCCTCCTCTTCAGCAATACCGAAGGCTCTTGCAAATTCTTTCATAAGGTAATCCTCAATATCAAAGGCTGAATCCTGTAAAAGCTCTGTACTTACCCTACAAAGGTCTGTAAGTTTAAATGCGTCAAGCTGCTTCTGTCCAAAGGTTGGATTACTTTCCGTGTACGCCGCATTCTCGACCGTCCACTGAGCAACAGAATGACCCGTGGCAATCGGAATTTTGCGTTCATGCTGGGTTGTGATTACCTTCGCAAGAGAGCGTATAATATTCTCCTCCTCAAGTGCCGAAACAATGCTTGTTTCAAATTCCGTGGGAACAAGAAAACCACCGTCAGCGTCTGTACCCTCAGAGAGTACATTGTGAACCTGTGCTCTGCCACGAAGATGATTCTGAAAATCCTCTCTGTATTCATCACTTGCCCTGCCTGTCCTTTCAGGCTTATTGTCAACCGGTGTGGTGACAATCGGCGTATTTACCGCTTTGTTAAGTTCCTTTTCATGCTCCTCTCTACGTTCCATTCTGTGGATTTCATTTGTAAGGCTATCAAGTTCACCCTCCATATTCGAGTACGTCGCATCGTCCTCCGCCTTCAATACACCCATATCATTTCTGTGTGTATCAAGAAAGCCCTCCATCGTGTTCCAGAGTCTTGCTCTTTTTTCTCTTAATTCTGTAATAGTCATAGTTAAATTCTCCTTATTAAAGTAACTTTTTGTAAAGTTGCATCTTTAACTCATCAACTTTTCGTCCCGTTTTGCCAATAGACTGCTTATTCTTGATTTTGTTAATGAGTGCCCTCTCAACCGCATCTTCGGAAAAAGAATACCCTTCCGTTTCAGCGGTATTCTTATCGTCTTTGAGAATGTCGTCGGCAAAACCAAGTTCAACAGCCTTCTTTGCATTCATCCATGTGGTTTCATCCATCATATGCGAAAGCTGCGTATGTGAAAGCCCCGTGCGTAATTCATAAGCATTTATAATGCTCTCCTTGACCTCCTCAAGCATTTCAATAGCTTTTGACATATCTCTATGGTCACCAAAGGCGGTTGTTGCCGGATTGTGAATCATCATAAGGGCGGTAGGTGCCATACACACCCTTGTACCAGCCATTGCAATAACCGATGCCGCACTTGCAGCAATACCATCAATTTTAACCGTCACATCATGTGGATAATCCATAAGCATTGAATAAATCTGACTTGCCGCAACGCAATCTCCACCCGGAGAATTAAGCCAAATTGTAACAGGACCACTTCCTGTAAAAAGCTCATTTTTAAACATCTGCGGTGTCACATCATCGTCAAACCAACTTTCTTCTGCAATAGTTCCGTTAAGTTCAAGAACTCTTTGTACAGTTTCATTTTCTTCTGTATGATTTTTCCAATTCCAGAACCTTTTCGCCATTTGTATTTTCCTCCTTTTCATTATTCTTTTCAGCAAAAGCCCCGGCATCGCTCAGCTTTGTCATGCTGCCATTCACGAGATACAGATTTCCACCCTCCTCGTCAGAAATACGGTCAAGATTTTCAAGTTCTCGTATATCGTTTGCCGACATCCAGCCGTTTTGCCTTGCCGTTGCATAGCCACTCATTCTGCTTGCGTAGTCACCACGCAGAAGTCCGTCAACATTGAACTTCACAAAGTACGAACTTTTTTCATTTCTTGAAAGTAAGGAGCGGAAAATTGACTGCTCCCAACGCACTATCCACGGCTCAAGTGTGTACTTCATAAATTCAAGTGACTGCTGTTCAATATTAGAAAAGCTCGATTTTTCAAGGTCACCCACCATATGCGGAGGCACTCTGAAAATTCGAGCTATCTCATCTATCTGAAATTTTCTGGTTTCGAGGAACTGCGCCTCGTTCGGTGAAATTGAAATTGGTGTGTACTTCAGTCCCTCCTCAAGCACGGCAACTCTATGACTGTTGCCACTTCCTGCAAAGGCGGCATTCCACGAATCACGAACCTTGGATGGGTCTTTCAGTGTACCCGGATGTTCAAGCACACCGCTGGGTGACGCACCGTTTGCATAGAACTTACTACCGTATTCCTCGGCGGCAATGGCAAGACCGATTGCGTTCTTTGCCATTGCAATAGGCGAGTATCCGACAAGTCCGTCAAATCCAAGTCCGGCAATATGCAAAACCTCATACGGTGAAAGCCTTACCGTTGCACCTTTCATTGTTCTTGCGTCGTCGGAGCTTGTGTTGTACTGATAGTAAAGATTACCGCTTTTATCTCTGTTAACTGTCATTCTGTTCGGCATAAGAGGATAGAGGGCAACAACATCGCCCTTGCCATTTCTTATGATTTGTGCATAGGCATTGCCCCACAAAAGCAGATGAGTCATCAAGGTTTCTCTAAAAGCAAATGAAGTCATTTCGGGATTAGGCTCATCGTGCAAAAGAAAATACAACGGGTGTTTTACTGCCTTTTCCTTACTGCCGTTTGAGTTGTATTTGTAAAGATGAAGCGGAAGTCCTGCAACCGCCTCTGACAAAATTCTTACGCAGGCGTATACCGCAGTCATTTGCATTGCACTTCTTTCTGACACACATTTGCCGGCACTGCTCTGACCGTAGAAAAATCGGTAACTGCTGCCCGATGTACTGTTTTTCGGCTTATCTCGTGAACGAAACAAACCGCTTAAAAAGCTCATAAAATCACCACTCTTTCGTAAAATGGGCAAAAGAAAAGCACCTCTTTTGAGATGCTTTGAAAAATATATTTACTTTTTATGCTCATATATATCTGCATAAAAATTGACTGATGTCATATAAACAACAATCCTCTGTCATCATAAACAGATGCACAGTTATTGTTTCCGCAACGAATTGCTCGGTCGAGTGCCATTATTGTAGCAATTGCACCGTCAATTTTCTCTGTGGATTTTTCTTTATCTGCCTTGATGTTTCCGGCAGGGTCTGTGCGAATGAAAATGTTATCCATATTCCAGCGGAGTACAGGGTGTCCACCGTGTGCAATTCTCTGTTCAAGCGTCAGCTTCATAAGCTCCTTTGTAGGCGGTGACATATCCTTGAATCCCTGCCCAAATGGAACAACGGTAAATCCCATACCCTCAAGATTCTGCACCATCTGAACAGCGCCCCAACGGTCAAATGCAATCTCACGAATATTATACTTTTTACCAAGCTGTTCAATAAACTTTTCTATGTATCCGTAATGAACAACATTTCCCTCTGTGGTCTGCAAATATCCCTGTCGCTCCCACACATCATACGGAACATGGTCACGCTTTACTCGCAAATCAAGCGTATCCTCGGGTATCCAAAAATACGGAAGAATAACATACTTATCCTCTTCATCAAGCGGAGGAAATACAAGCACAAATGCGGTAATATCCGTTGTGCTTGAAAGGTCAAGTCCACCATAGCAAACTCTGCCTTCAAGCTGTTCTTCGTTTACAGCAAACGCACACTTATCCCACTTATCCATAGGCATCCAACGGACTGCCTGTTTTACCCACTGATTAAGCCTTAGCTGTCGGAATGAGTTTTCTTCACCCGGATTTTGCTTTGCTGATTCGCAAGCGGTTTTAACTTTATCCATTCCGATAGTTTCACCCAGAGATGGATTGCATTTTTTCCAGACCTTTGGACTTGTCCAGTCCTCTGTGTCATCAGCACCGTAAATAACAGGATAGAATGTAGGGTCAATTTTCGCCCGTCAATAATATCCTGTGCCTTTTGATGAACCTCGTAGCAGATCGAATGTGTGTCTGTGCCGGCTGTTGTGATCAGAAAAAAGAGCGGCTGCATTCTTGCATCACCGCTACCCTTTGTAAGGACATCATAAAGTTTTCTGTTCGGCTGACTGTGCAACTCATCAAACACAACTCCGTGAACATTAAAGCCGTGCTTGCTGTATGCCTCGGCAGATAGGACTTGATAAAAGCTGTTTGTAGGTTCGTAAATGAGCCTTTTCTGCGAGGCGAGTATCTTTACTCTTTTGTTCAGAGCAGGACACATACGCACCATATCGGCGGCAACATCAAAAACGATTGACGCCTGCTGTCTGTCGGCAGCCGCACCGTAAACCTCGGCTCGCTGTTCACCGTCACCGCAGGTGAGCAGAAGTGCAACAGCCGCAGCTAATTCAGACTTGCCGTTCTTTTTCGGAATCTCAATATATGCTGTGTTGAACTGCCTGTATCCGTTAGGCTTTAAAATGCCAAACAGGTCACGAATAATCTGCTCTTGCCAGTCCATAAGTTCAAACCGTTTACCCGCCCAAGTGCCTTTGGTGTGGCATAGGCTTTCAATAAAGGCAACGGCAAAATCAGCATATTCCTTATCGTAATAACTGTCCTTTGCTTTGAATTTTGTCGGCTTGTAATTTTTAAGTTTTCTCAAAATCTCACCTCCAAATGGGTATAAAAATAGCCTGCCTATATTGGCAAGCTAATAAAGTGTACTTTATAATCCTTACATAAGATATTGTTGTAGTTCGGGTATTCTTTCAATTCGAGATTTTAGAAAAAATCCAAATATTTTAATCTCTCCAATCTCATTAGGACCATCTAATATTCCTATGTATTTTTGATATATCGGTTCGAATTCTTTTGCCAATAGCAATAAGGTTTGCTTATTAGCTGTATGAACTAAAGTGGGGTTAGCAATATATTTATTTAGCAGATTTGATATTTCTATTCCAGTTTCAGATTTTATAAATTGTTTAATTGCATCTTTTGACTTTCCTTTGTATATGTAAGGGAAACTCTCAATCATTACAGTAGTCCTCCTTTTTTGGTGTTATCTGCCTTAGCAATTCATACAGCATCTTGGTTTTTTTCTTTCTTGCTCCCGGATGGGGCATTTTAATGATCTGCCCCCTCGTAATCATGGAGTGACTTAACAACTGTGTTATATGTACCGCAGCAGACAATCAGTTGAGGCTTTATTATTTCAACTTCTCGTCGCAGCAGTTCTCCTGCAATACGGGACTTTGCAAGTTGATGGTATTCGTTTCTGCTGCTTTTTTTCCCACGAACTTTGTTTATGTTTGTAAATGCTATCATACCAATAGCAGAAATAGCAGAAGCCTTCATATCAGCTATCTCATCAATAGAAGTGGATGAACCACAAATCAGTGTTGCCCATCTGCCTATGTTGTACCACATATTCGGATGCTGGCTGATATGATCTCCACCGGCAAGCCCATGCTGAGTAATGCCCTCCATCCAACTACGAAAAAGTATCCCTTTTTCATAGTCCTCATTATCCCAATTATTTGTTTCTTTGCCAATAAAGAGGACTCCTTTGTCAGTATCGTAGCGTTTTTCGTCGTTTATACCGAACTCATTTATCCTGGAAGGAGGGACTTCTTTATCAAACGCAGCAGACCATTCCGTAAGAAACGGAACAGTAAAACTATAATACTCATTTCGTAGTATCTCATTTATCTCCGCGTTTCGGTCAGCTCGAATCATATCATCACCCCGTTATGCTTGAATAATTTGCTTTCTAGTTATTTAGTACTTTATAATTAGAGATTAAATTTCACCTTATGAAAAATCCAGTAAATCTGATTTCATAAGTCCGTTTTCTTACCCTTATAGGATAACGAAATAACAGTGCCTTTCATGGCTTCAGTATAAATAAATCTAAAGATTTTATTATCAAAATTCTTCTTGTCATACTCCATACCCTGTATCAAAAGAAATTCGACTTTTATCCTTACACAACTTATCCTATCAAATTCATTGTTAAAAATCAATTGATAGCAAAAAAATTTTTAATAATTTACATTACGGAATTATGAATAGTATCAAGAATTTTCTCCTGCTCCTTTTCATCAACACCAATGCTTTCGAGGGCCTCTCGTGTGCCACAGTCGGGGCAGATGATGGTTAGGTTGTCTGCCCTTGAAACTGCACCGTGTCCGGAATAACCCCCGCCACAACGGGGACAGGTGCGTAACTGAACAAGGTTATCGGTCATTTTCGTACAACTCCTTTGACTTGTGATAGGCATTGAGAAGTATCTGCTTGTCAAAATAAAAGGTATCGTAACCGTCAAGGCAGGTGTTGAGGTAGAAAAGGCTTGGTACACCGATTTGCCTTTCCTCGTGCATAATGTAGGCGAAGGCGGTAACCGTTCTGCGATTGCCTGTTCTGATGCCCTTGTATTGCACCTTGATATCCTTCTTGTAGTAGAAGGTCGGATATCCCTCATAGCGGTCAAGTGCTTTTTCATCGGTCTTATCGACCTCCCAAATTACCACAGGCACAATGGCGTTTTCTTTTTTCTCAATGGTAAGGTACGAACCAGACTTGCTCCCTTTGAAAAGCAACTCCCAGCCTTTCAGCTTTGCCGTACCGAGAATTTTTGCGTTCGGACATCTCGTTTTCATCTGCCTTACATTTAGGTTACTTCCGTAGGCTATGTATAACCTTTTCATAAAATCAATCCTTTCCGAAGATATGTTCTTCTACCACCTTAAGACCGCCAAAGAGGTCAGTGGGGCATTTAACCTAATCACTTCAAGCAACTCTGCCGTTCCTAAAAGCCGTGTCGCCCGAAAGTCTGTTTGTGAACACATCTCTCGCTGTCTTGAACTCGTCACCGATAAAGCCAAGTCGCAAAAGCCAAGTTCTCATTGCGTATTTTGGATTTTCTGTTTGCTGAGGTTTTGCACTTGCCGACTTAACTTCCTTTGCCATTTGGCTGAGTGCCAAGCAAAGCTGAATGTAGCTTTTAAGCTGTCCGGCGTGAAGTCCATTCTGCTTGCCGTTTGCGGGCTTGTCAAATTGGAAAAGTCTGAATTCAACCGTTCCCTTTGTAAAGGTTGCGTGGAGGTTGAGCATATGGTATCTACTTCCATTGTAATGGTGACTTCTGCCGTAGTTTTCATCGTGGCTCTTGTACCATACATCGGCAAGTTGTGACATCGTTTCAGGCTTAGTTCTGTTGACCTGTTCCAAAAAGCGTGGATCTACCGTTTTGCAGTATCTTCTTATTCTCACCTCGTCAAGGTTTAAGGCGTCAATCAAAAGCTGTTCGTGGCTTGCCATAATGTTTGCAAGGTTTCTGAGTGTCTTTGCCGTGTGGCCTTTTGCACCGATGTGAATGTGTACTCCGCAACCTCTTGTTGAGTCGCTCTTTGCACCCGCTTTTCTTAATATCCTTACAAGCTCCTGCAAGGTTTCAATGTCTGAATAGTTTAAAATTGGTGTGACCATTTCGCATTTCTCACTGTCAATTCCTGCAATGCTGACATCTTTTTGGAATTTCCACTCTCTGCCTTGCTCGTCATATGCTGACCAAGTGCAGTAGCCGTTTCTGTCGGCTGTGTTTTCAAATCTGCCTGTGCCGAAGAACTCGGCTGCGATTTTTGCGGCTTTGTTCCTTGTGATGTTGTTCATCTCAACCTCAACGCCGATTGTCTGCTTTTTCATTTCCTCGATTTGTATTAATGTCTTTGTATTCATAGTGTCCTCCGTTTTTGTAATTGTGTATTTCCTTTTGTTGTACACATATTCGCTCTTTTTGAAGGATATATCAATACGATTACTGCACAATCATTTTGCAAGATTATTGTGTATATCTATTCCCTTTCAACCTCTTTCACAAGCTCGGTATACGGGATTTTTCTACCGTTTCTTTCAACAAACACACCTTCTGCATTGTTTGTATTTTCAACATATCTTCTTAAAATTACTGAGGCGTATTTTTCGTCGAGTTCCATCATATAGCAAATTCTGTTCATCTGTTCACATGCCATCATAGTTGAACCGCTTCCTCCAAAAGTGTCGATCACAACACCGTTTTCCTGAGTTGAATTGCCAATAGGATAGCTGAGTAAATCAAGTGGCTTTGATGTTGGGTGATTTGCATTTCTTTTTGGCTTGTCAAAATTCCAGATTGTAGTTTGCTTTCTGTCCGAGTACCACTTATGCTTTCCGTTCTGCATAAAACCATAAAGTACAGGCTCGTGCTGCCACTGATAATCAGAGCGACCAAGAACAAGACTATCCTTCACCCAGATGCAACAACCGGCAAGATGAAAGCCTGCATCAATAAACGCCTTTCTGAAATTAAGTCTCTCTGTATCAGCATGGAACACATATGCTGAACCTCCATTCTCAAGATGTTCAGCCATACACTTAAATGACGCAAGCAGAAAATTGTAGAACTCCTCGTTTTTCATACTGTCATTCTGAATTGTCAGGCCTGATGAGCTCTTAAAAGATACACCATACGGCGGATCAGTCAGTATAAGATTTGCCTTTGTATTGCCCATAAGAGTTGATACATCTTCACTTGATGTTGCATCACCACACATTAGTCTATGCCTACCAACAGTCCAGACGTCACCTTTCTCAACAAACGAGGCCTTTTCAAGTGCTGCGGTTAGGTCAAAGTCATCATCTTTTGCACGGCTTTGGTTATCATCGCCGAATATATCCATTAGCTCAGCTTCGTCAAATCCGGTCAGGTTCAAATCAAAATCAGCACCTTGCAGTGATTCAATTTCTACCTTCAAAAGTTCCTCGTCCCAGTTGGCATCAAGGGCCATTCTGTTGTCGGCAAGTATGTATGCTTTCTTTTGTGCATCATTTAAGTAGTCAACAAAAACGCACGGTACTTCAGTAATATTCTCAGCCCTGGCAGCCATAATTCTGCCGTGTCCTGCAATGACATTATAATCTCTGTCAATTATTACGGGGTTGATAAAGCCAAATTCTCTGATTGATGCTCTCAGCTTGTTGATTTGCTCCTTTGAATGTGTCCTTGCGTTATTCACATACGGAATCAGCTTGTCTATGTCAACAAGGTTCATCTCCGATACTCTATTCATATTGCATTTTCCTTTCCTCCATCAAAACACAAAAGCCTTTCTTTGCTCCTGCTATGTCACCGTGAAGTGCCTGTCCTCTCAAGGTTAAAAGTTCCTGCCTTTTCAGCCTGTGTTTATATCTTTTAAGTGTTTTTAAAAATTGTGCCAATTCGTTCTGTTCGTCCATCATTTTATCTTCCTTCTGAGCAAAAGCTCCATAGTATCGTTCGGGTTATCCTCAAACGGAACCGTGCAGTTTTGCTTTACAATATCGTAAATCTCATACCAGATGAGGTTTGCACTTTTCTGATACTGCTGACTCATCTGTACGAACGGCGACGAGATTACTCCGCCCGTGGTCGGGTGCTTTCCAAGCAAGCCGTAGGTGCTCGTTGCCTCCTCACACTGAATGTATCTTGCAAATGCCTGAGCATACGCTTCAATCAATCTCGGATTGACAAGCCGTTCACAACCACGCTCTTTAAGCCACAACCAAGTTTCCTTGTATATCTCATCTGCTCCGAGAGGCACTCCGTTCTTCTGTTTTGCCGAAAGATAGTCTGCCGGTTTTGGCATATCCTCACCTTCAACAACTGCACCCTCAGGTAGGTCAACGGCCTCAAGTTCCGCACTCGTAAGCACGGGTATATCGTTTTCCATTAGCCGAACAGCCTGACCTTTTTGCAATTTTTCCGCAACGGACATTGGCTTGTCACCGGCCCGAACTCGTCTGCCACCTCTGTTTGTACCGTCCTTTGCCATATAAAATCACCTTCTTTCACAATTTTTAATACCCCGTTTGAACTGCCATTTTTGTGTGTGACACCCTCCGCCGTTGTCCGCTATACGCTTCGCAGAGATTTTGATACCCCCTACCATTTGCTGAAAATTTTACACATTTTGTTGACAAAAATACACTTCATGCATATAATATAAGTAACAGGACTCCCCACACCTCTCAACGATGTGTCCCAGGGGAGACATTTTTTTATTAGGAAGTTTTTTATGAGTGAAGTTAAAAAGCCTGCAACTTATGCTGAACAGATTACTCAACTAAAAAAACACGGTTGTGTAATTGCTGATGAAAATTTTTGTATGAATGTTTTGGAGGAAGTTGGATATTACCGCTTATCTGCTTATTTTTTACCGTTTAAAAATGATGATGGGAATTATAAAATCGGTACAACCTTTGAAAGAGTGTATAATATTTATGAATTTGACAGAAAGCTTCGTAATCTAATTTTCTCCGCTCTTGAAACTATTGAGGTAAGCCTTAAATCGAGACTATCATACTTTCACTCATTCAAGTACGGTTCCCTTGGATATTTAGATGAAAACTCATTTAATCAAAAACATGATGCTAAAAAATTCAAAGAAACCATTGATCGTGAGATTGAAAACAATAAGAAAGTATTGTTCGTTAAGCATCACATTGAAAACTATGACAATAAATTTCCCCTTTGGGTTATCAGTGAACTTTTTACATTTGGAACATTGTCATATTTTTACAATGACTTAACTACTGCTGATAAAAAGGCGTTTGCAGGTGTTCATTACAAAGATATGGTAAGTTGGCTTAGATGCTGTACCGATTTGCGTAACATTTGTGCACATTATGGCAGATTATATTACAGAATATTTTCTGCAATGCCTTCGGGATTCAATATAAAGGATTCTGCTAAAAGGAGATTGTGGGGAGCAATGCTTTCTTTGCGAGAATTGTATCCTTCAACAGAAAAATGGAATAACGAATTTTTACCTGCTATTGAGGCATTGTTTGAAAAATATACAGAGGATATAAATCTTTATCATCTGGCATTTCCAAAAGATTGGGCAGTTCAATTGGTAAAATAAATTCAGAGTCACTCTTATAGGGTGGCTCTTTTTATCTGTCTCCAAGGTCGTGGTGGATTTTGTTGTGGCAGGACTGGCAAAGGCTCATCAGATTATCCGTACTATGTGTACCGCCTTTTGAAAGAGGAATGATGTGGTGAACCTCCTCGGTAGGTGTTGTTCTGCCCTCTTTAAGGCACTGCTCACACAATGGGTGTGCCTGTACATATCGGTCACGAATCCTTTTCCACGCTCTGCCGTACTTCTTGTTGACATCAAGTGCTCGTGTGAATCGGTTATACTGCCTTGCAATCAGCTTTTGATGTTTCTCACAATACCGACCGTCTGTAAGCCTTGGGCAGTTCGGATATGCACAACCTTGCTTTGGTTTATGTGGCATAAGTTCCTCCTTTCGGGCATAATAAAAGCCCTGCAAATTTCTCTGCAAGGCTTTTTAGTTTCTTTGTCTATTTTAATAATATCATATTATGTGGCTCTCATTCTATCACATTTACTCTCATCATCTACGGAACAGTCATTTCTTTGAGAGCCTTGCTGTGCATTCTATGTATGTGCTGTATCGAGTAGTTCATATCAACTGCAATCTGCTCCCAACTGATAAAACAAAGATAACGCTTTTCAAGAATCGTCTGATATTCCACATCAGGCACCGCCTTTATAACCTTCATTATCTCACGCTTCAAGTCAACAAGCCTGTCAATATCTCTGTTGATTTTCTCTTGCAGGTCAATAATCTTGCACACGGCATCTGCCATTGTAGAATTGCCCTTGTTCGGATTGTGTGGCATATCCGACAAGGTCGATGTGCATTTCGTAGCAAGCTCATTCAAAGATGTGACCTGCTGTATTTTTGAATTGATTCGTTCATCAAGAAATCTTGCCTGACTTAAATATTCCTTAGCCGTCATTTTATACCTCCAAATTTGCCCTTACGGCATCTATCAAATCTGCCTGCGTCTTGTTCTTTTTCTGCAAGGCTTTCAAAATTTGTTCATCAATCGTGCCTTTTGTGATTATGTGCTGAATAACAACAGTGTTTTTCTGTCCCTGTCGATACAGTCTTGCGTTGGTCTGCTGATATAATTCAAGTGACCAAGTAAGGCCAAACCACACAAGAGTTGAACCCCCGTTTTGAAGATTAAGTCCGTGTCCGGCACTTGCAGGGTGAATGAGTGCAACGGGAATTTTGCCATCGTTCCAATCGGAAATATCCTCACTTGTTTTGATTTCACGAACAGAAAACCTGCTCTTTATCCGTTCTAAATCGTGTCTGTACCAATACGCAATAAGCAAAGGTTTACCGTTCATACTCTCTATGATGTCCTCAAGTGCTTCAAGCTTTCGGTCGTGAATTTCAACTATGTTCTGCTCGTCATCGTAAATTGCACCGTTTGAAAGCTGGCATAGCTTGTTTGAAAGGGAGGCAGCATTAGATGCGGTAATTTCTCCGTCAGTGATTTCAAGAACCAAGCTTTTCTTCATTTCATCGTACTGATTCTTTTCGCTGTTGGAGAGTTCAACAACATAGTTGCTTGTTAAAATCTCAGGCATTTTCAGATATTCATTTGCTTTCATAGAAACCGTGATGTCTGATATTTTTTCGTAGATGGCATTCTCGGCATTTGGCAGAGACTTATATGAATATACAATCGGACCATTCATTTTGTCGGGTTTGAAATATGTGTTCCTGTACTGCCCGATAAAATAACCGAGCCGTTTGCCCATATCAAGAATTTTAAATTCAGCGAACAAATCCATAAGTCCGTTTGATGAGGGAGTACCTGTCAGGCCGACAATTCTCTTTACAAGCGGTCGCACCTTCATAAAACTTTTGAAACGCTTTGACTGATGATTTTTAAACGAACTGAGCTCGTCAATAACAACCATATCAAAGTCAAATTTATATCTGCTTTTATTCACAAGCCAGTCAACATTTTCTCGGTTGATTATGTAGATGTCAGCTTTTTCATTGAGTGCTGAAAGTCGTTCATTTTCATTGCCTACTATAAGTGAATAAGTGAGAGTGCTTAAATGCTCCCACTTTTTTATCTCATCAGTCCATGTGTTTTTTGCAACCCTGAGCGGTGCGATTACAAGCACCTTGCACACCTCAAAGCTGTCAAAAAGGAGATTGCGAATTGCAGTCAATGTAATTGAGGTCTTGCCAAGTCCCATATCAATCAGCAGTGCTGAAATCGGATGAGTTTCAATATATCTGATTGCATATTCCTGATAGCTATGTGGCTTGTATTTCATCAATCATTTCTCCAATCTGCTCTACATCGTCAATCACATAAACCTTGAATCCCAATCGTTTCAGCATCTTATGCCGTGCAAGCTGGAGTGCTCTCGGCTTTTGACCATTGGATTTTAGTTCGACAAACGCAATTCTTTCATCAGGCAATAGGACCAAACGGTCGGGCATTCCATTGTAGTTTGGCGATGTGAATTTAAGGCAAAGCCCGCCTGCGTTTTCAACTGACTTTTTCAGCCTGCTTTCTATCTGTTTTTCTAACATTTCATACTCCGTTTCTATGATGTGCAGGGTGCATCAAGGGCGTTTACAGAACTTTTTATATATCGTATTTTTTAAGCCTTAGAAAAGTTTATACATACACCTTGATACACCTTGTCATTAGTCCGATTTAATCCAAAAAATTCCCGTCAATATCATCATCTTTACAGATACGCAAGCCCTTAAAATAGCGCTTTCTGTTTTGCATAACACGCTCAAAGCCTGCATTTTCCAAGGCAAAATAAAAGTCAGCCGTATTGCGTACATACTCGTTTGTGTCGATACAGTAATTGCGATAGGTCTGATAGAGTGCCGACGAGCTTTCTTTGAAGCCTTTTCCCACCTCGCACTTATCCTCGATAAAGTGTGCAAACCAATCGTTCTGACTGCGATATTCGCTTATCGCCTCCTGCACACATTTTGGAACAGGAATCTGATAGCCGAGTTCAATCACCTTTCTTGCGCCCTCGATTATCCACGAAAGGATTGCCTCTCCGGCATTGTCATACAAATATTCACTGTAATTTTTAATGTCGCTTTCACCTGTAATTTTGGCGTTAAACGGAATAACAATAAGTCGTCGCCAAATGCCGTCATCGGTAGCAGATACCCTAGGCAGGTGGTTGGTGTAAAGCACAAGCGTATGACATGGGGTAAACGAGAACGGGTCCTTGTATTTCTTTTCCGCAAAGATGTCATCGGTTGAACAAAGCTGTTTAACGGTTGAATCATTCAGCCTTGCACCCTCCTGCATTTCCGCTGCAATAAGCAAGCGTTTGCCCTTTATTTCTGCCATTTCGGGTTTGATATTTCTGCGACATCCTACGGTAAGCGTATCGGCTGAAATATTTCCCGAATAAAGTCCCAACACTCTTGAAATGGAATTCCAAAAGGTTGATTTACCGTTGCGGCCGTCACCATAGGCAATGATAAGTGCTTCAACATACACCTTGCCGATTACAGCAAGTCCGCAAATCATCTGAACATAATCAATAAGTTCCTGATTGTTTTGGAAGATAAGCTTCAAGCTATCGAGCCAAAGCTGCATACCCTTTTGGCTTGGCGAAACTGATGTGATTTTAGTAATGAAATCCTCAGGTGAATGTTCTCTTGCTCCAACCAAACCCTTACGCAAATCATATGTAGCCTTTGGTGTGCAAAGGGCAAAGCAGTCTGCGTCCAAATCTTTCGGAGAAATTTCAAGCATGGGGCGTGATTCCTTTAAGGTTGATGTGATATTCTTTGAGTCTCTGCGTTTGATTGCAAATGCATGATACGCCTTTGCCGACTGGTATTCCTCGTACACCTTCAACTGTTCATCGTTCATAAGCTGTTCAGCCTTTGACCTTGATGTGCTGTCAAGAATATTCTGAGCCCCGCAGTTTTTAATTTTGTCAAGTGCTTCCGTCAAGTCATTATTAGCTTCCTTGAGCTGTCGCCTTGTGAGCTCGTGAGCTACCGCCTGCGCGCCCGGTTCGCTCTCCTGCCAATAGTGGTTCGAGTAACGGATAAAATGTGTGGCAGGTGAATAGCGAAGCTCGCTTGAAAAATGCTTTGCAAGCACCTCTGCTTGTCCCACATCAGAAAAGTCCTTTGGTTTATAGCTTTCCGTATCGTTGTAAAGCTTTGGCGGAATGTAGCCGTCCTGCTGACTAATGCGGTTATAAAAACGCTGAGCACTATGCCAGATAGTAGCAAGTTCAGATGATTCCAACGGTGGTACGCATTTCGTTGCTTCTTCAATAAATGCCTGATACGCTTTGTCGCCGTCACCGTATTTCTTGATTATTCTACCTGCAAATCTCGACATAGTTGCATTACGGCTTCCCTCGGGAATAGCCGTATTGCTATGCTGTTCATTACTCATATTCTCGTCGAAAACATCCTCGTTCAGAAACTCACTAAGATTCATACTGCCCGGATAAATTTTCACCTTTGCATTGCTTGTGCCAAAGAAAAATCTGGCGGAATCAAGTGCGTTGTCATCAAAATACGGGAACATTGAATTGACCAGCTTTTTCATATCCTTGTAAAGTGCAGAATCTGTCACATAATCAATTGGAAAAAGAATATGAAATTTCGGCCTTGCCGGCTTGCCGTTCTTGACCTTGTTGTGTGAACGGCTGTAATGTACTGCAAAGGTCACATTTGGAAATGCCTGCATAACATCCTCAGGTGTAACCCAATCCTCTGGATTTTCGGAATGGTCGTTGTCGCAGTCAACAGGCAAGCAGTCACTGCCGATAAAGTTGTCGCCATTGCGATAGCTGTTTTTATATTCTGCGCACACGTAATCATGACAAACAGCTACCTTCAGGCTATCTTCATCCAGGATGATGTGTTTATGAGGGTAGGAGCAGTTACCGGAATTGCCGGTAACGTCCGCGCTGTAAATGGTAAACATCAGTCGTACACCTCCTGAGCTTCTTCCTCCAGGACCTTTGTGATGAATTTGAGCGCTCGGATCATGGTTTCAAGCTCACAATCACCATCCAGCATGACCTCAAAGCCTTCTGCATCACCAAAGCGATCTCGCATAACATGGATATCCATGTCGGTGCAGGCCGCATCCTTGATGCGAAAATAGGTGCGTCCGCCGTGTCCAGTGTCGCCACCTCTATAGCCTGTGGTACCAGCTTCTACTTCGAGAATGTTGCAACTCACAACATCACGGGTATAGGTAAAGATTTTTGTGCCATCCGTCAATCTGAGTCTGTTTTCTTTGATTTCATACATAGCTTTAAGCCTCCTGATATTCTTCTGTATTCAGGCAGATGCTAAGAAAGCGTCCACCTCTAGTTTCCACTGGAGATGAACGCCTGAGTTGAGCGGATCTTTTTAATCTTTTTTGTAAAAAGGGGTAGCATAGCCATCTGCACGAAGGAGAAGTCCCTTCGCCCAGGGAGGTGTGCGACCCATCTGTTCACAGACGGCATCAAAGGACATGCGGGGATCCGCTTCGATGACTACTTCATCATGGATATGCATAACGATGGAGCAGTTGCGGAGGGTTCTCATGGCATAGAGAAGAATATCACGGGAAGTGGCCTGTACAATATTCTCCACAAACTTTGGTCCGTAGGAATCAAGACGTTCCCATTTCTTGGTTGGGCCGATGCCTTCATAGGTGATGCAGGTACCGCCGAACTTGTTCGTACCGAGCTTCGGCTTCACATAGGCCAGGTTTCTGCCGGAAGGAAGCGTGATAAAAAGCATGCCACTGCGGCAAGAGAAGGTAAGGCCGTATTCGGTAGTCGTGTGCTTATATTTCACAGCTTCTGTAACAGCATGATCTACAGCCCACCAGAATTGTACGATGTGTGGGTTTGACTGACGCCAGGCATCTACAAGGGTGGGAAGTTCATCCTCTGTTAGCCCCATATCGATAGCCCACATCGCCTTCAGTGCACCGACGGAGCCGCCATAGCCAAGCGCCAGCTCTGCGATTTTACCCTTTTGACGCAAATGTCCATTGATGCCGTGTTTCTCAACAGGGACCTTGAACATCTGACTGGCAGAAGCACAGTAGATATCCCCACCCTTAGCAAATACCTTCTGTCGCCATTCTTCCCCGGCAAACCAGGCAATGACGCGGGCTTCGATGGCAGAAAAGTCTGCAACCAGAAACTGTGTACCCTCACGTGGAATGAATGCAGTTCGGATCAGCTGCGATAGGGTATCCGGCACATCTTCATACAAAAGAGAGACTGCATCAAAGTCTCCGGAGCGTACCAGTGCGCGAGCATCAGCAAGGTCTGGCAGATGATTCTGAGGAAGATTTTGTAATTGAATGTTCCGACCGGAGAAGCGACCGGTACGATTGGCTCCATAAAACTGAAACATGCCACGGGCTCGGCCATCAGCACAAACCGTCTTTTCCATTGCCTGATATTTACGTACTGAGGATTTGGCAAGCTGCTGACGAAGAATGAGAACAGAGGCAAGCTTGTCAGGAGCATTCTTTAGGAGCTCGGCTATCGCTTTTTTATCAAGGCTGTCGGTTTCTACACCATTGTCAGAGAGCCACCGCTTCATCTGCAGCACAGAGTTCGGGTTTTCCAGCTTCGTGATGTCCTTGATGGCGGCAGTCAGCTCTTCACGGGAGCGAGTATCCATTGCGATGGCCTGCTGTACAAGCTCCATATCCAAACCGACACCACGATCATTGATTTCCTGGTCAATGTGATACTCCTCCCAGACCGATTCAGGTACAGGAAATTTGCGAAGCTTATGCTGGATGCCCATTTCGGTTTCCACATCACGGATGTTATAGCGCTTGAAGGCTTCCCATTTCTCTGGCGCATGAAAAGGGCGATTTCTCGTCCTGCCACCATTGGATTTTGTAGCAACGCAGGGCTGGCAGAAATATTTGATGAGGTCCTTGCCTTCTGTGAGCTTCTGTTTCTCAAGTCCCAGCACGGTACCGACGCCTTCCAGGGAAAGCGGTAAGCCCATGGTTGCTGCCCAGATCATGGAGCAGCGCCAGCTTTTTGGATCAAGGTATTCACCGGTCGGATAACCAAGAAATCTGGATAGACAGATGCGTTCAAAGAAAGCATTGAAGGCCCATTTGATGACAGATTCATCTTCAAGTGCAACAATAATCTCCGCTGGTATCTTCTCGCCACACGCGAGGTCCACTACCTGAACAGGACCGGAGTTGACACTATAGCCAAAGAGTAATATTTCAAAATCAGGAGACTCGCAGTATCGATACACACCGGTTTTCGGAAGCGGCACATCGCTGTAGGTCTCGATATCAATCGATAAGGTTTTCATAGATTGTCCTTTCTACCAAAAAGGTGGTGAGATTGCTCCCACCACCTCCTTGGATTTATTTTGATGAGCTTAATCCAGGAAATCGTCATCTTCATCAGATGCGAAATCAGACTCAGCACTTGCCTTACCACCAAGAGGCTCACCGTCACGAATCTTCTGCAGATTGTTAAGTCCACAGGCGATACCCTTGTTACCGGAACTGTTGAATGCATAGAAGCTGATGCTGGCGCGACCATACACGCCGGAGTAAACCTCGGAGCGAGTAAGAATCGGATTGCGATCTGCATCCACGATGCCAGGAGCAGAGGTTGCATTGGCATTTACGAAATAAGCATTGGCGTAGGCCGGATCGTCCGGACGCTCCATGTCGCCATCACGAAGCGGAGTCTTGATGACAGAGAGGGCAGGTACAGACTTGCCATTGCCTTTGAGCTTGGCCTCGCCCTCCTTGTAAGCGGCCTCGATGGCAGCTTCAATCTTGGCGATGGTCTTGGTATCAGACTTCGGAATAATCAGAGATACGCTGTACTTCGGTGTACCTCCATTGATGGATTTCGACTCCCAGACGTTGGCATAAGACCAGCGAGTGTCAGGACCAGTGATTACCTTCATTGGATTGTTGATTTTTACATTCTTGTTCATTTAATTTTCCTCCATAAAATCAGTTTTTGCATTGTTCATTGCCGGACGTTTATCGCTCTCCGGCACGAGCGTCGGTTTACCTTATGGCTTTTCAATATAGGCTGTAAGCAGCTCATCGAATCTGGATTTGCCAAGACGCTTCTGCATGGCAGTGATACCAAGGAGCTTCTTTTCATATGGATCAAACCCGGCATCTGTAACTGCCTGGATGACTGCCTCCTCATTGGAATACTTGCGGTTGGATCTACCTTCGACCAGCTTCCAGCCAGCCCATTCCTTACCGCTGATGGCCTGCTGCAGAGCATATTCCTTGATGTCGGATGCCCAGGCGACTAATTCATCTGCACGGGAGAGGATGGATTCAATCTCCGAATCCTCTAAAAGAGGTGGAAGCTTGAAATCGTACTGAGCCAGTGTGAGATTGGCCTCGGCTCTGGCACGGCATTCGTGCTTGGCCTTGCAGAAACCACACCATTTGCCACAGAGGAAGTTCCCATCCCCGGCAAAGGCAAGATCTGCGGTAGGCTTCAACACTTCATCCGCCCACCTGTACAGCTCATCCTTGAAAATTTCAAAGGTGGAAATATTCTGACGTCTAGGCTGGTAAATGGTCATGCTGACATTATCAATGTCGTAGATGTTATCAAAGAGCTCCAGGGCTCCAAGCGCATAGCACTTCATTTGCGGATTATCGGTCGCATCTACGAGGACTCCAAGACCGTGCTTGTAATCGCATATTCTCAAGGTGCCATCTGCAATGATGATGCAGTCAGCGGTTCCGAAGCCCTGCTCCACCCAGCGAGAGAAATCTACACGCTGTTCAATCAGAACCTTCGGGTCAGCGCATTTTTCCTTGGCGGCCTCTACCATTTCAAGGATGTAGGCGGCATAGCCATTGGCACAATTCTCCATTTCCTCGCTGTACCATGCTAAACGCTTGGTCGGATTCATAGCCTCCAAGCCCAGTGCCTTCTTCAATTTGTACTCACAAAGCTCGTGAGCGTCAGTTCCTTGTGCAGCATAGTCACTGCCATTATCATCGTAACTTTCACAAAGCCTTGCAGAAGGCGGACATTTCAACCACCGATATGCTGCTGATGCGGATAATAGTGCATGTCCGTTAGGTGGCATTGCCAAGTACCTCCGCATCCTTTAATAAGGCTTCATAATATTTAGAGTCAACTTCCGATAACCTTTTTGCTCCGTATTTCTCAAGCAATGTACGGACATCTGCAGTAAATCCTACACGGGACTTTTCTGCTAAAACTGCTCGCACATTTTCAAGCTTCAGCTCCGGTTTCTTTTCTTCCTTGGCAGCAGGCTTCTCGACAGGTGCGCTGTCAGCAGTGCCACCAAACTGTTCTGCTAACCAGTTGGCTGCTTCATTAATAGCAGCGGCTGCACTGCGCAGCTCTTCGATGGTCATAGCCATATCGCTCATTTTGCTCATAGCGACGATCTCCTTTCTCTGATTGTCTTTGCTGTGCGAGGATTGTCATGTTTCTCGCCATTCTTGCGGATACGTGGGAGATTGCATTCAGTACTGCAATCAGCTCTGTGTCGTTATCGCCTGAATCAAAGTAGGACTTCTTCATGCGCTTCACCTCCGTTTCTGTGATGGTTAAGACTTGTTGTTTCATGCCTTACACCTTCCACTGGAGATGAGTGGCGGATTCGAGCGGGAAAATTTTGAAAAAATATAAAAGCCCTCTGGACATCGGTTGATGGATGCCAGAGGGATGAGCTTCTACATATGATATGCAGGATTAATAGCCACGGATTTTACGAAGCTCTGTACGGATCTTCTTCATTTGATCAGCGAAGGTACGTTGCTTGCGACCGAGTTTCTCGGCGATTGCACGATCTGAGATTTTGTAATCATCAAGCCAGCACTGAATGATGGTATCAGCATCCGGATCGAGCTCACGCAGTCTGGCAAAAAGCTGTTCCAACAGCATACGGTCGGAGATGATTTCTTCCATAGACTTGCTACGATCGGGCATATAGTCGCCGAGGTTGCCATTGCCATCTGAGAGAGGCTGATCCAGAGAGGTGATGTCTCCAGCAGCGTGATATTCACAGTCAAGGCAGTCGCCATCGCAGCTCCATATGAAGCGATATGGGCACATGCACCTGCCGTGATCCTGTTCCTTGTGACGGATGCGGTCGGCTTCCTTATAGAAAGCATCACGCTGTTTCTTTGTGACAGAGACCTTTTCGCCGGTGCTGCGAACGTAAATAAAGCAAGTCTTCTGATTGTCATTGTTTTGCATAATGAAAGCCCTCCTTCGGCTTTTGCCGAAATGGAGAGCTCCAGACATGCAAAACCAGACCACAGGCGTGAGGGCATACCGAAGGATTACTCCATTTCGGCTGCACCTCACTTCCGGTGATCGGTACAGTATTTGATTGTCATCGGTAGTCACGTGGAACCGGAAACACCCTGCGCAGATGGCTCCCACGTGCTAAAGCAAGTATGCCATTTTTAGGGATCGGAACCTCAGACACAGGCATGTCCGTTTTTGCAGTGCTGATAGGCAGAAACGAGAAGGTTAAAACAGGTTTAATATTGAAAAATAGATAAAAAAAGACCGGACATAGTTGTGTCCGGTGGAAATTTTTATGAACGCACAAATAAAAAATAATATCAACAAATAACAGTAAACTCTTGGAAAATTCACATTTATGGTGTATACTAAAATGGTTAAGCTGTATTCAGATTCAAATCACGGGGTGAGAGCATGGAAGAAATCATGAATGACAAATGGATAAGCATAGATGAAGCTGCGGAATATTTAGGAATCAAAACAGTTACTCTTCGTAGCTGGATCAGAAATGGTAAAGAGGGTTTGCCTGCTCAAAAAATTGGGAAACAGTGGAAGTTTAAAATTTCCGAACTCGATGAATGGGTTAAGAGCGGTAAAAGCGCTGACTGATTCAAGGGGAAAAATCGAAGAAAACATTAGACAAGGAGCAGACAAAGATGGCTGTCAAGAAAACGCAATTATATGCATCGCTGTGGGCGAGCTGTGACAAACTTCGCGGAGGCATGGATTCCTCAGAGTATAAGGACTATATCCTGACACTTTTGTTCATGAAGTATGTCACTGATAAATTTAAGAATAAAGGAGCCTATGAAGACATTAAGGTCTTTGATAAGGCACATGATAAAGATCCCGATCCGGAAAAGCGGACGGGCTGCTCCTTTGATGACTTTATTGTACTTAAGGGAAAGAAGAACATCGGCGAGGGGATGGATAAGATCATTGCCCGCCTTGCTGATGAAAACACTGACCTCAAGGGTGTTATTGATATTGCTCATTTCAATGATGAGAAGAAGCTGGGAAGCGGTAAGGAAATGGTCGATAAGTTGACCGATCTTATTTCCATTTTCCAGCGTCCGGAACTTGACTTCTCCCAGAACAAGGCAGAGGGAGATGACATCATTGGCGATGCCTACGAGTATCTAATGCGTAAATTTGCTACAGAGAGTGGAAAGAGCAAGGGACAATTCTATACGCCTGCAGAGGTTTCCAGAATCCTAGCCAATGTGGTAGGCATCAGTCGCTGCACAGATACCGGAACCACGGTATGCGATCCGGCCTGTGGAAGTGGCAGCCTATTAATTCGAGCTATCGATGCGGCTCCGATTCCAATCATGGGATATGGCCAAGAAAAGGAAAGCACCACAGCTGGTCTGGCAAAGATGAATGCCGTCCTTCACCGTAAAGCCGAGATTACTATAAAGAGCGGCAACACCTTCTCAAATCCGCAGTACCTTGATAAATCGGATAACTCTGTACTTGAACGTTTTGATTACATAGTGGCCAATCCGCCTTTTTCCATGAAGAACTGGCGCGACGGTATTGCCGGTAAAGAGTATGGTCGCTTTGAAGGCTATGGGGACACACCTCCTGAGAAGAACGGCGACTATGCTTGGCTCATGCACATTCTTAAAGCATTGAAGGCGAACGGCAAAGCAGCAGTTATTCTTCCTCATGGTGTCTTATTCCGTGGAAACTCGGAAGCTACTATCAGGGAAGCCATTATTAAGAAGCATTGGATTAAGGGCATCATCAGCCTTCCGGCAAACTTGTTTTACGGCACCGGCATAGCTGCCTGCGTGCTCGTAATTGATAAAGAAGGTGCTGCAAACCGACAGGGCATCTTTATGATTGACGCCAGCCGTGGGTACGTTAAGGACGGTAACAAGAATCGTTTGCGTGAACGTGATATCTATAGAATCATTACGACGTTTAATGAGCAGATAACAACCGATCCCAAGTATGCTCGTTTCGTACCAAACGATGAAATCGAAAAGAAAAACGGGTATAACCTGAACATTACTCGCTATATTGACTCCACAGATCCGGAGGATATTCAGGATATTTATGCGCATATTCATGGCGGTATTCCGGCGGTTGATATTGACAGTCTGTCTAAGTATTGGGATGTGTTCCCTTCGCTGAAGGCTGAGTTGCTGACGGCGATTAGCGAGAAGTATTACAGCTTGAATGTGGAGCATGAGAATATCCGTCAGACGATATATAAAAACGCCGAGTTCTCAGAATACGGTGAGAAACTCGACGAGGCTTTTGCAGCATGGAAGACCAAGGAATATCCCACTTTATCTTCCCTTGATGAAGATGTATCCGCGAGAGAGTTAATAGTTAGCCTTGCGGAGGATATCCTTGCTGAATTTGAACACCTGACGCTGATTGATAAATACGACGTGTATCAAGTGCTGCTGGCTTATTGGAATGAGGTCATGAACGATGACGTGTCGCTTATAATAAGTGAATCGGATGGCTATGCCAATGCAAGAGCGACGGACAATATCGAGGAAGAGATCACGCAGGGCAAAAATAAAGGCAAAATGAAAGTCACCGGATGGGAAGGAAGATTGATTCCAAAGGCCATCGTGATAGATGCCTTCTTCCGTGAGGAGAAGAATGCCATAGAGGAAGCCGAGAACGTTGTCGCAGAAACAGAATCCTTGCTTTCTGATCTGGTTGAGAGCGCCGATGAAGAATCTGCTCTTGCCGATGTGGCTGAGAACGGAAAAGTCAAGGCGAAGGACGTAGAGGCTAAGATCAAGGAACTTACACAGCATGTAGAGACGGAGGAAACCATAGAACTGGAGCTCCTGATGAATCAGCTTCCAATGCAGAAGAAACGCCTGCAGGCATATCTTGTTGGACATCCACTCTGCAAGAGCGCTTTGACTGACAAGGGCACCGTTAATAAATCATCCATTATGCTGCGTTTGCTGGTTATTCGTACTGAGGAGAGCATACCTGAAAGTCTTCAGGATGATGTTAATCAGCTGAAAGCTACGTTGGAGCTGTGTGGCAAGGTATCAGATTACAATAAGGTTGTCAAAGAGCTGAACAAGGCTCTGGATGAAAAGTGCCGGGCAAGATATGAAAAATTCACAGATAATGAAATTCTAGATCTGCTTGTGAACAAGAAGTGGTTTGATAACATTTTCTCTGGCATCACCGATTTGTATGCTGAGATTTCCCATCGCTTGACAAGTAGGATTATTGAACTTTCTGAGCGATATGAGGATACCCTTCCGGAGCTTGAAAAAGTCACTACTGAATATGAGACAAAGGTAAAGTCTCATCTGGAAAGGATGGGATTCAAATGGTAAACACTAAGTGGAAAGAAGTTTCGGTTAAAGATTTGATGAAAATTGAAACCGGTAGCAGGAATACAGAAGACAAGATTGATAATGGACAGTATCCGTTTTTTGTGCGTTCACAAACTGTTGAGCATATAGATAGTTTTCACTATGATTGCGAAGCTGTACTTACAGCCGGAGACGGAGTGGGGACTGGAAAAGTTTTTCATTACATAAATGGAAAATTTAATGCACATCAGAGAGTATATGTTATGTCACAGTTTAAGGATGTTTTGGGAAAGTATTTTTATTACTGGTTCTCCAAAAACTTCTTTGCTGAGGTAGCGAAGTATACAGCAAAATCTTCAGTCGATTCTGTTCGTAAACAAATGATTGCGGGAATGGTGCTCCCGTTACCATCAGCAGAAGAGCAACAAAAAATAGTTGGTATCTTATCCGATATTGATACGTTAATTACTAATTTACAAAAACTCATCCAGAAGAAGAAGGATATCCGTCAAGGAACAATGCAAATGCTTGTAACCGGTAAGAAACGACTGGGCAACTTTTCAGGAGAATGGTTTGATTGCACGCTGGACTCTATCGCATATGTATTAAATGGTGATAGAGGGGTTAACTATCCGTCTGGGGATGACTTTATCGAGTATGGAATTCCTTTTATAAACGCAGGAAACATTAGTAATAATATTGTTGATGTTTCAACTGTAGATTATATCTCGATTGAAAAATATAATTCTTTGGGAGGGGTAAAAATTCAAAAAAACGATATCATATTCTGTCTGAGAGGATCTTTGGGAAAATGTGCAATATCTAATTTTACAGGAGGAGCACCAGCATCGTCGCTGTGTGTCATTAGAGCTAAAGATGGCATTGATGCAAGATTCCTGTTTAACATTATTAATTCGGAAATTACATCAAGACAGATTGACAACTTGAATGCTGGGTCTTCTCAGCCAAATCTTTCTGCAAAGAGTTTAAAAAGTTTTAAATTTATAATACCGAAGGATGTAGCTGAGCAAGAAATGATATCAAACATTCTAAGCGATATGGATTTGGACATCTACAAACTAGAAGAAAAACTATCGAAATATCAGAAAATAAAGCAAGGTATGATGGAAGAATTGCTGACCGGCAAGGTCAGATTGATGTAA